CTGTTTGTTGTCCAGAGTTGTTGTTTGGATAACTAGTAACATATATGTTAAGGTCATTCGTATATGCTCCTAAAACAACTGTTGGAGCAGGATTCGAACCTCCTATTCCTGGAATAGTGGTTGGATCACTTACAGTACTGGACACTCCTGGTATCATATTAGCAAATAGAATTTTTGGTGTTCCAAATTGAACATTCCAGTCATTGATAAAGAACCAAATAGAATAAGCAAAATTGGTTTGTGGGGTTTTTGTTCCATTTGTTGCTAAAGATGTGGCAGGGATAAGTGTTTGAACGGATGCATCAACCATCCCCGTTAGTGTATATGGGTCATAGAATAAATAACGGATAAGCATTATGATGAATACTATGGCTAGGATAGTAAGAAATATACTTAGTAAAGACATCCTTTTAATATAATATAGTTATAGAAAATAGAAAAATAAATATATAATTATTAGTATTATTCTTATTCTTATTCATATTCATAAATCATAAAATGCTTAAATAGGCACAACTGCTATATCTGAACTATTATTTATTGGTGGTGTATTGTTTTTCACAGAGTTATATAAAAATTTTACATCTCTTCCCTTAATTACTTTATTAAAATATATAACATTACAAATACCTCCACTAACTCCTTTATTTGTTCCAACTGTTAAATTATCATAGGACATATAAGGTGATATTTCAATAGATGATACTACTAGTTCATTATTCATAAACACGTCCATAGTTCCACCATTATATATTACTACAAAGTGGTTCCATTTTTGTAAAGGCATATACTCTCTTTTATATACTATACGGTTACCATACTCATCTAGTTCTATATAGTTTGATGGAGTGTGTTCCTTTACACCACTGGAGAGCTTTGGTTCATTTGTAGGAACAGTGATAGTTAACGTATTTGTTTTTGCATTATATAAGATATTTGGTTTTCCTCCAAAGTTCAGTAAAGATGTCGGTTTAGTATAACTAGAGTTTGTACTTGGAGGCATTGAATGTATCGTTATCCAACAAGATATGGAGTATTGATAGTTATATGGAATATTTCCTAAAACATCAGTTCCATTCAGTTGTAAATAATTTGCTAAAACTGTGTTATTCTCAGTATAAATTGGTCGATTTATTAATAGTCTTCCACCATTCGTGTTTATTTTTTTCTCCACCCATGAAGAAGAAAAGTAGAAAATAATGATGATAGTTGATATTCCAATGATTATCCAGTTCCCTAATGAACTATTTTTCAAATTGCCTGTAATAAAGTTGATAAAATCTGAAAACAAACAAGGAATATAAAAAATCAAGCTTGAAATAAGTGTGAAAAACGCGTTTTTCTTTGCGTTTGCGTCTCGTCCAGGCAACTCAACTCCAGATGTTCTTACATAAAGGGTAAGGATTACAGTTAAAAAAAGAAACCATAAAAATACACGCATAAATACGGTTGTCCCTAAATAATTTTGTATTAAAAAGGCTATATTGGAACAAACATATAAAACAACCAATATTTTCATTAAGTACCACAAATTATCTCCATACATTTTTACACGCATTACACTTTCTACCGTCGCATCATCACCAGAGAAAAAACGGAAAATAAAAAAGGCTGCATAAATAATGAGAACGAATAACGATAAAAACGCGACGATTATACATGAATTTTTATCATTTTCAAGTCCTTTTGGATAAATGTTTATTCCGTATAATACAGATAAAATAGAAAGAATTATGAAGAGTGACATTAGATTATTGAATATCGACTCAGTCATCCTTTTGAAAATAGATTCGGTTGATATTGCCTTATTTTGCTGTGGTATTACAAATAACATTATCACATAAATGAAACTAAATAACAAGGACAATGATGCAATCACTGTAATATGTTGATAACTAATTCCGTATATTTTGTTTAAAATATGGTTTGGGTTTATGTAATAGAAAATAAAGGTGAAAAACCCGAAACATAATAGGAGCACTATATTTTTGAACCTTTCGTAATTTATATTATATGTTTCTCCTATGTTTGAGTTATAAGCTATGTAAAAAAGATACAGTCCTACAATAAGAAGAGTATAACTTATTAAATTAATATACTCTTGTACGATAAATTTCCATATAGAAGATATGTCTGTATTTAAAGTATTTTGTAACATTTGTGCTTCTGTTTTCACATCATTCCAAATATATTTCACCTCGTCATCAAATGAAACATCCTCTATATTCGGTGAAAGTGTTTGGTTCGGATTGAATGTCTGAAAAGGTGTAGGTGCTGGAGTTGTTTGTGGAACAGAAGGAAGAAGATATACAAAGAAAAATACAAGAACCATCAAGTAAAATATCACATAGACTTCATATTTCATCTTTTCAGTTACATCTGCGATATCTTTAAATAGTGGGACAAAGTATGTTATCAAGAAAAAAAGAGCAAATATAAATATTAATATAAGATAGGAATAAGTTGTAAACTCTTGTTGGTGAGTGGATGTTGGTTCCATTCGTTCATCATATTCTATGTAGGAGTCGCTTGTTTTGTAAAGAAGCGTCCATATAATAGACTGAATAATAATAAGTAAAATACCTATATATAAAATATTCATCGCTTTTTCTCCTGCGTCCAATAACTGTCTACCACTTCTCGTAATATTCCTTGATATATTTTTTATTTGATTTGATGAGAAATTATCAGTGGAAGTTTGCGCCTGACTCATATATTACTATGATACAATATTTTTTATTATAATACAAAATACAATAGCGAATGTTAAAAGGTGTAAACAAACCTACATATTCTCCATCGCTGTCTTTTTTCCGTGACACTCGCGACATAAAGCAACCAAGTTTTGTACATCATTTCCACCACCATATTCAAGACGCACTCGGTGGTCCACTTCAAACCAAGCATTCAACCGGTCGCCACACTCACCACATTTCCAGTCCTGCATAGAAGCCACATATTTCTTTTTTGTCTCACTTACTGACCTTTTCGTGGCATTTTTTCCAGATTGTAACATACGTTTAGAAGCTTGTCCTAAACCTAATCCTGAACCGCCGATTTGTTCCGCTCCTAGTCCAGTTATATTATTCAACTCATTCATAAACCCTCCATATCCATTATTGTTTCCACTCATGAGTGCCGACCCAGTAGTAAAGTCAATGATAGGAGAGAATGTATCCAATGATGACTTGTCAATAGGCATATATTTTACAAAGTTGTTGGCATAAAGAAGCAACTTTTTGCTATTTTCTGGGTTTTTTCTCATAAACAAAACAATTCCAATGCCAATCAATCCTATGAAAGCCATTTGATAATACTTTTTCCATGACAATAACATTTTTGTGTATTTTCCATCGTGATATGTATTATATATTAAAAATGCGGTGACTAAAAAAATAACTATTTCTATTCTCATATTGTATATTATATATACTTGATAAATAATATATAACTGGTAAATAATATATACCTGATAAATAATATATACTTGATAAATAAATCATTGTCCTAATATCTTACTTCTCTTTTATCTTTTGTCCTCTCTATCCTCTACTAACTGCGCAATCACACCAACATATTCATCAAAAAGTTCAAATCTTTGTCCGATTACTCTCGCTGTAAATACATCTCCTTCATTGATTGACTGAAAATATTTCTTATTAAAATGATGGTCTCTTGATATAAAAACTACCACTGGCGATTTTTCCTTACTATCATTTGCTGTAACTGCACGTATTCCTGCCTTGTTAATATTCAACGCTTTACAAGACAAAAGCTGACCTTCTACCAAAAAGCATACTTCACATTCAAATACAACTTCAAATGTAACATCTTTACCATTTTCAATAAGACCACTCGAAAAAGTTAATATTTTAATAGTGCCTGGTCTTACAAAACCTTCTACAATACATTTACCTTCATAATTCGCCTTAAGGTTGCTCTCAATCGTTTTTTTTATGTCTTGTCCTACACTATATACTGGAAGAGTAACCTTTTTTGTAATCATACATCTAGAATATACGGATTCTAGAATTTTTTTTGGCTTTTGTTTCATTTTATATGGTTTGTTTGTTTTTTGTGTGACTGCTTCGTTCATTTTCTTTCTTAAAATATAGATATATTATTTATATGGATATATATTTATATGGATATGGATATATATTTATATCAATATAAAAGGATGTATAAATATATATCAATTTTATGAATTATTATTTTTTAATAAGAACCTTGTACAAGTTATGTAACAATGCTTCTTCTGGACTTAAAAACCATATTTTATCGTTTGTATTTTGATCTCTTTCCCCATTTTTGTGTCTCAAAATAGTTTCTAATAAAACACAACAGTCCATTTTATTGAACCTATCATCTTCCTTTTCGTCTTCTTTGATAAATGTAGTTCCAAGTATTTGGTTGATTGCTTTGATTGTATTCGGTTTTCTAACATCCTCACATTTTGCACCAGGATTACCACGCTTTTTGTCTGTCATTTCTTTCATATCGTTCTTTGTTTTGAATGACAACTCGGACTTGTTTTTCTCAAACCCAATAAACCCGATGATATCACTATATCTATTGTTATCCACATTTATGTTTTCTTTATATTTTTCTGTATTTTTCACATTTGTCATATCGGTAAGTTTTGTAGTGAGCATCCATACCTTTTCTTCCGACGGTTCGTCTTCTTTTTTATCCAAGACAAACAACTTGAAATCCGGCGACTTGTCCGTAAAAAATATCTGGTATTCTTTGTAGCTTCTCTTCTTTGTTAATTTATTCAATCCGCTATAAACAATTTTACTATTCTCAAAATATTCATATGCTAGTTTACTGAATACTTCACTCCACTGTTCTTTTGTTTCATTATTGAAATCCATATTATTTATATCACTATTTATGATATTCTCTACAAAGTCACTATCTATATTTTTACTTTGATTTTGACCTTGTACAAACTTCAATAACTTTACTTTGTCTTCCATCAAAAGAACTTCAATTATATGTGCCGTCAAAAAATAGAATATTTCTTTGAGACTCATATTTAGTATGCCACCATTCATTACAGGTATTAATTCACCAAAATGTTTATACCATAGCTGTTCTTCTGTTAATTTCTTCTTTATCTTTTGTTTTTCAACCTCTTCTCTTTCTTTATTATCCTTTTTCTTTCTACCTCCACCGTATATATCATTTTCAGCTCGTCTTTCATTAAGAAGCAATGCCATTTTATAATATTCGACTACTAACAAAAAGTTATCCATACATTTATCAAATATCTTGTTACTCTCTTTTTCTTCCTTTGCATTCGTTTTCTTTTCTTCTTCCAAGCTTTTTCTTTGTGTAACCTCTTTATCTTTCTCACTCTCTTGTTCTTCTATTCCCTTCATATCTGATATATCGAACCGTATCATTTTATGTTTATAATCAACTGGGACAGACCTTTCAAATATGGAAAGCCCCTTGTCTTTCAACTCAATCGGTTGGAATAAATAATACTCTCCAATATTCACAAGTGAACCTGGTCTTCCGTATTTATCCGTGATTATTTCAGAGTTTTCTTCTACCAGTCTACTCAACGCCGCATATATTTCTATTGTTGAATAATTTTTTGGTGTAGAAACAAGTTGAAATAGTTCCTTTTTCTTATAAAAATACCTGTCTTTCATCAACATTTTTATTTTATTTATAACCCTATCAATGTTTACCATTATAAACGGCTCTGTATATGTATCAGTGTTTGCTCCCTCGTCGTTTTCCGAGTCGATTACTTGTTTTATTTTCATTTCATCTTCTTTGTCTAATAAAGGACGACATTTATAATTTCCACTTGGCATATAGTCATTGGACGCGGAATAAGGAGCATCTCCTATTTGAAAGTTATTAAGAACTTGTCCGTCGGATAAAATTTGCTTTACACCTCCACCAATACTATTGGTTATTACTTCTTGTGAAAAATTGGTCTGTTTATGATTTATGATACAGTCTACAGAAGACTCTTTTAGTATCCTCGTAACTTCCCCTATTTGTATTGCTTTTGTTTCTGCGGTTCTATACAAATACAAATCAACCGCCTCTTCTTCTGTTCCATCAATCATTGTTCCGTGTAAAAATATTTGTACGTTTCTTTTTTCAAAATCAAGTGCTTTGTGACTATAATTACGAACCGCACGACCTATCACCTGTTCTATAAGGTTCATATTATACCAAGCATCCAAAATGTGAACTTGCCGAATACATTTCAAATCGATACCTTCTGACCCAGCACGAGATATCAATACTACTTTAATAGCGTCTCCATTTATCAAGTTATTCTCACTAGTAGTTGCTTTTATTTCCTCGTCATTATTTGGAGAAAGTCGGTGGTCACCAGTAATCATAGAATAGGTAAGTTTATTCTTCTTTGTTGGCGGAGCATTTTTAAACAGATTCTTAGCTCCAAAATCGGAAAAACGAGAGAACCCAGCTTCTTCTAATGCAAGAGCCATCGGTATTATTCCAGCGTCCAAATACTGGGAATAAATAAGTATAATTCCTTCTGATACTAAACCACTATCAGGTGAAATAATCAAATCCAGAACTTTTTCTATTTTTGCACTATATTTCCCTATCTTTTCTTTACTGAAAATACGACCGTATTTGTCGAGTGTTTCTTTTCTATATTCAAACGAACCTTTTTCCTTTGGACTTGATGTGGTGTCTTTGAATATCATGACTTCTTTTAAACCTTTTGCCCCAGTGAGTGTGGAACTATCAACCGCACTGTGTTTTCTCTTTTTCTCAGGCTTTCCTTCTTTTATTGCTTGTTTTTTTTCAGCATCAATGAGATTTTTCAAATCACTTGAAGGATAAGTTATTATTAATGATTCACTAGGTTTTTGAAGTAAAGTATAACCGAATGACTCCATTTTTTCAAAACTATCCGAGTGTTTTTCCTTCAAACTATGTATAATATATTGATATCCACAACGCTGACATTCTCCACAGTCACCACATAAAGACAAATGAGTCAAGTAAACACTTATTATTCTATCACGGTTCTTTATCTCTTTTCCGTTTATTTGAAATAAAGGGTAAACATTATTATTTTCTATAAAGGCAAAGTCGTTGTTTTCAATATCTTTTTTCAAAGGAAATGTATTCTCTGGTGAAAAAACACTTGGATAGATGCGATAAGGAAAGGTATATGGATTCTCACCACGAACAAAGGATATATATCCTGTTGATTTACGAACTAGTAACTCTTTTCCATCTTTCAATAAGTTTCCTCTATCATCAAACACATCCTTTATTTTTATTTTACCACGACGGTCATTCATGTTCAACAGGTTCAACATCCAAACTATTTCTTTCGGACTGTTGTACATTGGTGTAGCGGATAATAAAAGAAGTCGCATATTATGTGCTGACTTGACTAATTTTTCTAGGTTAATCGCAACCTTTATATTTTCTGTATTGTCATCTGTCTTACGAATATTGTGTATTTCGTCTATAATAATAAGCCTTCCATCAAACTCTTTACTCAACTGTTTGATAGTTATACTGTTCAACTCGAAGCCTTTTTCAAGTAATGTTTCGTCCACATCTATTTCTTCAATATCTTCAATATCATATCCTTTGGCTGTTCGTATAATATAGTTAGCAAACTCGATATATCCAAGAAACTTGTAGGATTTTCTTATGAGAGATTCTACTAATGCCGTCACTTTTTCCTTTGTAAGGTTTTTCATATTGGCAGGATTTATTTCTCTTAATAACTTTTTACCAATACAAGAAGAAATATTCCATATTCCCCCTTCTTTGTTCAGTTTTCTTTTATCGAATAACTGTAACCGAAAATTATCCTGTACGTTTTTTGATGCAACTATTAATATTTCTTTTTTTATTCCCATTTGTTTCATATATGTTCTTGTTTCTTCTGCAACACCGATGGCTGAACAAGTTTTTCCTGTTCCTAAACCGTGATATAAAAGAATACCATTGTAAGGTGTCTGATATGACATAAAGTTTCGAATAAAACTTTGGTGAGGTTGAAGTTCAAAATCTCCTGTGTTTGACTGCGTTGTATCAGGGTCAACTATTTTCATAAACTCTTTTTTTGATTCTGGCAACTCACCGTCATATTGATATTTATTAAACTCTTTTTTCATTGCGATTTTAAAGTTGAACTTACGGTCATTCAAATCTGGATAAAAAAAGTCTTGGTCTACTTCGTCATAATCATCCGACTCATCACACTCGCGTTCGGCTAGTTCCTTTTTCAATAAAAACTCATTACATTTTGGTGTATATTCGTTTCCGTACTCTCCACAGTCATTTTCTGTATATATTTTATTCAACTCTTCTTTTTGTTTGTTACAATCTTTCTCTGATATTTTTATTTTCTCTGATATTTTTATTTCCTCTGATTTTTTTATTTCCTCTGACATATCTATTATATATCTATTATATATTCCTACTATAATATATAATATAATTATAAAAACTATTCGTTTTATAGTATAAATGTATTATTTTACACTTATTTATAAATCTTATATTCGTTCAACATACAGTCTATATTTCTTATAAGTTTCTTTTTTTCATAACAGTAAGGTCTTATTGACTCTATACACTTGTCAAGAGTTTTCCATTCTAGTTTACTTACTTCCGTTTTTTGAAAATTACACAACTCATGGTCTTCATTTTCCATAAAGGCTAAAAAATATTTGTGTTTATACAGTTTGTTATTCGTTCCTATGAATGTTTCCTCCAAAGGTAATATGTTTTCAATTACATATATGGAATGTTCATTTTTTTTATTTGGTCTTTCATTTTTGAAACTCTTTCCCATATCAGTGTTTTTATGAATACTTATATGTTTCTCTTTATCAAATGATTCGTTGTATAAACTTGTATCCTTGTATAAACCTGTATTTTCAATATCATTTTCATTCATCAACTGTTGTTCTATGATATGCTCATTTTTTATAAATAACCCTGTTTCTTCTTCAAACTCTCTCACTGCACATACTAAATCTTTTTCCTTGTTATTTCTGCGACCTTTTGGAAACTCCCATTCGGTTTCCGTCCATTTTGTCGAACTTTGTGTTATAAGCATTTCTAAGGTTATTAGTATATTATTTACCATTACACCACTCTTTATTATTTCAAACTTTTTCAAAGACAATGCTTCTTCATGTCTATATTGTATGTTTGATTTTTCGCCCCACATCATTATCCACAACTCACCAAAACTATATTTCAACAGTCTACTTTTTTCTTCAAGTGACATTTCATCAATTATATTTTGAAGATGAACCACATTATAAGGAGAATATTTGCCTCTTATGAAATCAATATAACCAAAACTGTCTTTCCTCCGTATCATTAAATATTCTATTTCTTTTTTTAAAGTAACACTGTTATTTAAAACACGAAACACAATTACACCATAGCTAGTTATAGGTAGTTTACACTGCTGAAACAAATGACCACCTCTTCCACAATTGTTACATACATTATTTGTATTCAAACTACTGTTTTGACAGTTTGATATATAATTGATATTAAGTGTATTATTCGTGTTGAAAAAGTTTCTATAGTTATTACTTGTAACTATTGAATCTGTTGTTGTTGTTGTTATTGTTGCTGTTTTAATACCCGAACTGTTTGTGTTATGTGAAATTATATCTTTTATTGTGTCATTTGTTATATCTTTTATTATATCATTATTTTTCAACATAAATTATATTATGGACTCTAAATATTATATTCCCTTGTATTAATATGCTTTTTTAAAAATATCTTTTTATATACATTTATTACAACCTATTTTACAAACTATTTATGAGACTAAATCCAGAAATATGGGGACCTCATTTTTGGTTTTTTTTACACACCATTACTCTTTGTTATCCTAACTTTCCTAACTCGGTAACAAAAAAGAAATACTACGAATTCATACAAAATATTCCACTTTTTATTCCAGTGGAAGATATGGCCAAGTCATTTGAAGAGCTTTTAGGGTTATATCCTGTTTCCCCTTATTTAGATTCCCGAGATGCTTTTGTGAAATGGATGCATTTTATACATAACAAAGTAAATGAGCGTTTAGAAAAACCTACTATGACCTATAACGATTTTTATCAGTCTTATTATGAACAGTACAAGCCAACAGAGGTCAAATGGAAGAACTTTTACAAATTGAGAGGACAAGCTATTTATTTAGCGATTGTAATTAGCTTGTTGTGTTTGGTTTACTATATGTATAATATGGACTAATGTATAATATGGACTAATGACTAATGAGAAAATATATTTATATTTGTATATATTAATATGGTAAAAACAGTAAAAAATAGATATAACAAGAGAAATAAGAATAAAAAGACATTAAAATATAATAATAGAAGCACAAAAACAAGAAAACATAATGCTAAGGTTAGTGGTAGGGTTAGGGTTAGCAAAATAACACATTCAGACCTACATCACCATCCTCATCCAAAAAAGTTTAAACATCATTTTTTTAAACGAGTAGGTCATAAGTTTCACGGTGACAAGTCGGTTGCTGGTCGTGCTATTGCGTCAGGAGGTTTTGGGTGTGTGTTTAGTCCAGAGTTGAAATGTGCGGATAAGTCAGAGTCTTCAGCGCTTGAAAAACATAAACGCGTATCCAAAGTTATGATAAAAAGATATGCAATAGAAGAGTATGAAGAAATACAAGCAATACGCGCAAAATTGTCAAAAGTGCCAAACTATTCAAGATATTTCTTAGTGGATGGGTTCACTTTGTGTAAAATAAAGAGTTTCAGTAAATATGACTTGCTCAATTTCAAAAAGGGTTGTAGAGCATTGAAAAGAGACGGTATCGATGAAACCAATATAAATAACCCTGAAAACCTAGACAAGTTGCTAGCATTGAATATGATAAATGGTGGTATTCCCGTAGACGAACATATAGAAAAACATATCCATAATGGTCTTGCTTTGAAAAAGATGAATGAAAGTCTTATTGACTTGTTAATAAACGGAATTATTCCTATGAACAAAACAGGTGTTTATCACTGTGATATCAAGGATTCCAATATATTGATTGATAAATCAAAACAACCAAGACTTATTGACTGGGGACTTAGTACAGAGTATCATTCTTCTATGAATGAGAACATTAACAGAGTAGATTATCCTAGCACATGGTATAATAGACCACTACAATACAATGTGCCTTTTTCTGTTATTTTATTTACGGATATGTTTATAGATAAATACCCTGTGTTTTTGAAAGAACATGGAACAAAAAAGGGAGAAGAGTTTGAAAAACTTTCCAAAGAGTTTTTAAGAACATATATACACGACTGGAAAAAAGATAGGGGACTTGGACATTATGACCTTATAAGCCATATAGTTTCCATGTTATTCAAACAGGAAATTAATAATAATGTAATGGTTCATTTTAATAAAAGCAGTTCAATCAAAGATAGTGAGGAAAGTCTAGAAAGTGGTGAAATAAAAGAGTCCGGAAGGGGAAAGGATAATTCAAAAAAACAAGACATGTTACATATTATCAAGAAGAATGTAAACCACACATTTACAACAAGTATAATTGTAAACTATTTGTATGAGATTTTAGAAAAATTTGGTAAAAATAACAACATAACAAATCCAGAATTAATTCTTAAAAATTATTTGAATGATGTATTTATCGAGATTGTAGATGTGTGGGGGTTTATAAATACTTATTATCCATTATTAGAGTATTACTATGACCACTCACAGTCATTGTCTTCCAAAGGAATGCAATTATTTGATAAGTTGAAGTATATATTCAAGGAATATTTATATAAACCGAGAGTTGAAAAAATAAAAATAGATGAGTTAGTAAATGATTTGAAAGAATTGGATACATATTTTTAATGAGAATGATTTTTACATTTGTTTATGATAAAATAGTAAAATATCAATGATTAGTAAAATATCAACGAAAACAATATAGATAAAAGCTATTTATATTTATACAAATATGGATATAAATATAAGTTCGGACATAAATAATGTTATTACTGCTGTCCCTAGTACACCAACCCCATCGTCTTTAACAAATTGTAATGACTATGAAGTTCCTCACCTCCTTCGCATTTCTGAACAAATAGAGGGTATGAGTAAGTTTAATCATGTTGAAGTGGTAAGAATATTGAGTGAATATCCAGAAATCACACTCACAGAAAATAAGTATGGCATTCATATTAACTTGACAAATATTCCAAATCATATTATTAAAAAGTTGGAGTTGTTTATTAATCATGTGAACCACCAAGAAAAATTACTGAGTGAAGTAGAAAACCAGAAAGAAGAGTTCAAAAATATATATTTTACAAAAGATAATAAAGAGATGGCTTGAGTATATGTATAATTAATTACAACAAGTTAACAGAACAATAAACTAGAATAATAGATAATAAAGAATAAAGAAAATGACAACAACCCTAATTGACAGTTTACAACCTTTTATGTTTTACGATAAAAATATAAATGGTGCAAAGGATTATTTGAAAAGTTGTGTTTCTTTAAATGTTTTGAATTTGAAACCTGATAAAGTTATCGAACCGATTGTAAAAAAGGTGAAGGAACCTATGAAAGAATCGGTCTTTTATCCAAGAGAAGAAGACAGTTTATTCTGGTGTTTCTATTTGATGAAAAACGGAAATTCTGCGTATGAACTAATAGAGAACAGAAATATTGTTACTGAAATGAAGTTCAAAATAGAATATGTTGACAAGTTAAGAAAAAACAAGAAACATTTGAAAACTCATAGTCATAAGTTTGAGACTCTTGCCCACTTGGAAGGGTCTTTGTCAGGTAGTAAAAGAATAGACATGGAAACATTTATTACACTTTGTTTCCTAGAGCAAATAAATATAATGGTTATAAACAAGTCAACCTACTATCAGTTATTCGACGATTCTGAGAATACAACAGAAACAAAAGATATGTATATGGTTTGTAAGGATACAAAGACAAAACGGTATGGATATAAGTTAATAAACAAGGATGAAATTGAAAATTATAGAAATAAATACTACCACATTGAAAATATAATAAAACCAATCAAGGCAATTAGTGCATATAAGGTAGATGAGTTGGTAAGTATATGTGAAAAATTGTCTGTTTCTCTAGTGAATGATGCGACTGGAAAAAGAAAAACAAAACAAGATATGTATGAGTCATTAGTTCAGTATTTTTCTTAGGAATGTCGTATCGACTTATATGTAAATATGTATTATTCTATTTTTAGTTGTTGTTTAGGTTATATAAGTATAAAATTGATTTTGATTTAAAATATTTGTATTATAGTATATATATTACAACTATTATGGAGAGTAAACATAAAAATATGGAATCAAATAAAATAAAAAACAAACCATCCACCCCTGATTTTCCACCACCAGAACATCTTAGATTGAAAGAGTTTGTAGTAGATGGTAAGAAATATTTCATCGCACCAGATTACGAACAACAAAATCCAGATGTTTTCAAAGTGTTGTATGACGAGAACGGTAATGAAAAAATATATAATTTGGAAAATAAAAAGTTGTTCGATGTAGGTTCGCCTGATTTGTCTCCTTCGTCAAAAACGAATCTTATCCCAAGTTCACCTGATTTTCCACCACCACAACCTGTTTCTGAACAAAAACAACAACAAATTGAAAATATGAATGTAGATATTGATGACGAAGAAGAGTTGGCGAAACATGAACAAACTATGAAAAATAAGAATACAGTACCTAGTCTGCCACTACTTTTACAACAAATGATAAAACAATACTTTGATGCGAAACCTTCCAATGAAAAAGGAAATTTAAATGATGAATTGGAAGTTAGATTTAATACAGCTCGATTACATGGTAATAAAAAAATACAACAACTTACAAAGCAAGACTATGATAATGTTATTAAATATTTGAAATCGGTTGGGTTTACTACTAATAATGACGCAGGAGAATATAGTTTACGTATGCAAAATGAGTACAGAGACAGAAAAACTGGTATTTACAAACCTTCCAATATTCGTACAGAAATATATGGTTTAGAGGCGATACAGTATTATTGTCAGAATGATATGAGACCAGATGTGTTAGAAAAAATAGCAACACAATACAAGGATTCGTTAAAGTATACAAAAAAGAATTTTAAGATGGTAAACAACGAAAGACTTTATCCAGTAAACTTTGATGATTTTCAATTTAGAGTATCGTATCAAATTGAAGAAACCGCTGTTGGAACAGACAGAAAATATGAGTATTTGAGAACAAACTGGAAAGGATATAAGAAAACATTTCGTTATTTGAACCGTGTAACATTTACGCATCCAGACTATCCAGTGAATATTGATATTAGTATTGTAAAATCAGGTGTAAAGGACCAAGTTACAAATAAATATAAAATGGTAGATACAGTTGCTGAGTCTGGTGTGTTACAAAAAGATGCATATGCTTCTTATGAGGTAGAAATAGAAATTAACAACTCGATGATTGGAAAAGGTGTGTATACTCAATACTTGACTGTATTAGACTCTCTTAAAAAAGCAATCAAAATAGTATTGTCTGGACTACAAGGAACAAACTTTCCTGTTTCTTATAAAGAACAAGATGACGCAATCCAAAATTATATGGCGTTGTTACAACATAAGAGTAGAAGGGACAAAGACTATCATTACTACCATAAAGTCTATTCGAACAAGTTTATTGGTCCTTCCTCGTATACTCTTCAAATGAAAAATGTCGTACCTTTGAATGAAAACATAAATGTCCCAAATATTCGTGAAAACTTTACAGTAACAGACAAGGCAGATGGTGAACGCATGTTGCTTCTTATCAATGAAGACGGTAAAATATTTATGATAAATATCAATATGAAAGTTATATTTACAGGAGCAGTGACCGATAAAAAAGAGTTGTTTCATACACTTATAGATGGAGAACACATTACCCACAATAAAAATGGAGACTATATTAATTTGTATGCTGCGTTTGATATATATTATTTGAACCGTGAAGATGTTAGAGCATTGCCTTTCATTCATAATACAATGACAAAAACACACAAGATGTCTTTACAAAAAATGAATAAGAAACAGTTGGAAGAAATGAAAATGAATAGGTATTCTATGTTGAAAGATGTATTTGCCAAGTTAGAACCATTTTCAGTTGTAGATATGGAGAAAAAGAGTAAAATATCGCCTGTAAGATTTCAAGCCAAAACATTTTACTGGGTTGATTCAGAAAATATGACTATATTTGACTCTTGTAAACGAATACTGAAAAATGCACAGGATGGTTTGTTTGAATATAATACAGATGGTTTGATTTTCACACACGCTTATTTTGGAGTTGGAGGAGAAAAGGTAGGAGAAACAGGGCCTGATAAAAAAATAACCTGGAAGTATTCTTTTAAATGGAAACCACCGCAATATAACACAATCGACTTCTTGGTAAAAACAATCAAGGATACAAATGGAACAGACAAAGTAAGTACTATTTTTGAAGAAGGATTAGATTTGACAGATACAAGTCCTATTAAAGAATACAAGACCTTACAGCTATGTTGTTCGTTTAATCCAAAAACAGATGGTTATATAAATCCTTGTCAGAGTGTTATAGAAGGAAATTTGACAGAGTATGTTGCCGAAGAAGATAACACTGGCAATGATGTTGAACCAAAACAGTTTTATCCAACAGATCCATATGATATAAATGCAGGTATTTGTAATATTATGCTTAGAAAAGATGAGAACAATTTGGGGCAACTTTTTACAGAGGAAAATGAGGTGTTTTATAACAATACAATTGTAGAGTTTAGTTATGATTTATCAAGAAAAGAAGGCTGGAGATGGGTTCCATTACGCGTAAGATATGATAAAACCGCGCAACTTTTACAGTTTGGGAATAATTTTGGAAATGCGTATCATGTAGCAAACAGCAATTGGCAGTCAATACACAAACCAATCACCGAAGAAATTATTACAACCGGACAAGGAATACCTGAATCTGTGTTGGACAGTGATGTGTATTATAATGACAGATGTGCTGATACAAGACAAGACCGTAAATCATCATTGTTTTGTTGTCTTCGCGACTTTCATAATTTGTATGTAAAAAAGAAACTTATAGTTGGTGTATCACATAAAAACTATAAAGATACACTTATTGATTATGCGTGTGGCAAGGCTGGTGATATTTCGAAATGGATAGAAGCTAGACTGGATTTTGTGTTTGGAATAGATATTTCCAAAGATAATTTGGAGAACCGTTTGAATGGTGCTTGTGCTAGGTATTTGAATGCAAGAAAAGAAAATAAAAAGGTTCCTCAT